TCCGGAGATCGATTTAAACTTACACTTACTTCGCATTCGTACGCTAATAATAGTAGTGTCAATATAGACAAAAATAAAATAAGCGTAAAAACACATGTTCCAGATAAATTAAAGAAATATGCTAATTATCAATTAATTATTATTGATAGTAATTATATTGATGATAAACAAGTAATTCCATATGAAATTACTGCCGTTACAAAAAATTCTATCGTCAGAAACATTTCCTTAAATTCGAAAGTACCTCAAGAATTTCAAGCTGCTGCTATGGTTGCCGCAACAAGTATTGGAACGGTGTCTAATTCTACAACTCTGTCACCTATTACCGCCGGCGGAAGATCTAATAATACTGTAAATACACAAACTGAAACAGATATAAAACAGTTATTAACTGATTCAATATCTGCAATTGCTGAAGGCATAACTGCAGAGCGAGTAAGAGATTTACAGGCAATATTAAAACAAAAACGAGAATCCACCAGCGAAAGTAATCCGGTAGATTTTAATAAAGGATTTGAGGCGATACCTTTCCCATTAGATTTTACAGTTACTTTAGACGGAATTAATGGATTTATATTTGGCAATACAATTACATGTAATTACCTTCCGGCGATTTACAAGACAAGTAATTCTTTTGCGGCATTTACAGTTACAACCGTGTCGCATACTATTGCAAATGGAGATTGGACGACTACGTTAAATACTGTATTTAGATTAATAACACAAGCAACGCCTGTTAATACAGATTCCGAAGACTTAACATTTCGAGCGTATAACATGCAGCCGAATGTAGCACAAACCGATAACACCGGCGCTAAAAATTACAAAGAATTTACAGAAAACAAAATTAAATTGAAATTATAATGTCATTGCGCAATAAATTATACTATCCAAAAACGCACATTGTTACTAATCTTTATACTTCTGGTAAAGAATTTATGTTAGAAGATTCTACTGAGTATATTGGATTCTTTCATCGATATATTGATGGAGAAATAATGTCAGGCGCAGAGTATCAAAGAGGATTTTCAAAAAAATTAATACCATATGTTAATGTAATTGATCAGCCACAAACATTTATATACGATCAATTAAAAAAACGAATTACGTTTGCTAGTCCTACAAATACATTTCCGGTACCAACAATTGAAGATTATAACAATGGAAAAATTACTCGATACTTTATCAAGCGCAGAAATTTTTCTTCGTATACAGATTTATTAGAAATCGACAAAAAACAATATAATTTATGGAGTCGAGCAAATTCTGGAATCGATGAAAAGTTATACGATGCAATTTCGCTAGATTGGAAATTGACCGGCCCACTCAACGACACTAACATTAACGGCAACGTTGTATATGGAGTGTCAGATACTAACTATCGAATAGTTCGATTGAAAGATAAATCATTTGAAGGATTAAAAGATTTTCTAACTGATTACATTGAGCTTACTATTTATTCACCATATGTAAGCGAAAACATTAAAAATTTGTTTGTGAATATCAAATAAATTTTTATATTTAACGCAGTTATGAATTTTGTTGAGACGAAAAGTGAATTTGATCGATTTCTAAATGAATCTCGATCACACGATTGGATAGTCATACCGACATATTGCAATGATCAGCGGCCGGTATACGTTAACAACATTTCTCTTCTATATGTATACGTTCTACGATTAGATAAAGAGTATACATTGATATTCAATCATTCAGAAGGGCTGCAAATACCGTACGAATGTTTAAAAAATCTTCCAACAGACAATCAGATATTTGTATATGAAAAAAAGAAATTGTTACGGTTTATTTCTAACAAAAATTTAATTGATGTAAATATGGTTGAATATTTTTACAAAAATTCATCCATAGAAGAAGATTTTGATACTAGCACACACGATTTTTTTGTAAAATCACATTCAGATTTCAGCGATTTAAATACTATTATCCCTATATCCAAGCACATTGAAAAAAGCCAGGCAATTTGCAATCGCTTTTTGGAGGTATATGAATTTTTTAATCCAGATGACGCATTTTATAAGTACAATGATTTAATCATTGAAAGTTTGCAGAAAGTAGAAAAAAATGGATTGTACATAAATTACGAATTGTTTAAAAAGAAATTTTCTGAAAACAAAGACTTTGAAAGTTTTACTTACTCTGAATACAATTTATATACTTCGACCGGCAGGCCTAGCAATCGATTTGCCGGAATCAATTTTGCGGCATTAAACAAAGAAAACGGGCAACGTAGTGCATTTGTATCTAGATTTGGTGAGCGCGGTTTTATGATGTCGTTTGATTACGATGCATATCACATTCGATTGCTATCTGATTTAATTGACTATTCAATGCCAAGCGACTGCTCAGCACACGAGTACTTAGGTAAGTATTATTTTAATAAAAGTGAATTAAGCGCTGAAGAGTATCAAGAAGCAAAATCAATTTCATTTCGTCAGCTTTACGGAGGCATAAGTCGAGAGTATCTGGAAATACCATTTTTTTTTAAAGTGCATGAATACACTAAATTATTGTGGGAGAAGTTTAAAGAAACTGGATATATAGAAACGCCGCTATTTTCTAGAAAATTACATTCTTCATTTTTTACTGATATGAATGCTGCAAAGTTACTTAACTATTTACTTCAGTCTTACGAGACCGAGAGAAATATGGCGGTTATTTATAATATACATCACCGTATACAGTCGTTCTCCTCGAAGCTGATATTGTATACATACGATTCATTTCTGTTTGATTTTGATAAGCGAGACGGCGGAAAATTAATAAAGATACTTAAGGAAGAGTTAGAACAAAACGGAAAATTTCCAACAAAATTAGAAATCGGACCTGATTATCATAACATGATACCAATTGTAAGAAAATTTTAACATATTTATATGTAAATTTTACAATTGATACAGTTAATTTGTTTATTTACTACTGAACCGAATATCGATGCTACGATAACAAGAATCGTAAGTACGTATGAAGTAACACTTAAAAGAATTTTTATTCTTTCTATAGAAAACTCTGAAGAGCTAGCCTGCAGCTTTAACGTTGAAAAAGGCAATGTTAATAAGCAACTTCCAGGAGCATTACTTATGCATAGAAAAAAAGAAACCAATACGCTGTATACTATTAATTCACTTAATTTATTAATTAAGAAAGAAAATAACGGTATTCTCAATAATCAATATGTCGTTGATTGGAGTAAATTTACAAATTCCATGTTACTTACTTCTAATAATGAACTTAAGATTTTAAAGACAACCGTGTATCAAATTGTTAAATTGTAACATATTTATATTAAATAAAAACATGAAAGTATCAGAATTTAGAAAACTAATTCGTGAAGAGGTTCAAAAAGTATTAAGTGAAGTACAACTTGATCCTAAAAATCAAGAATTAAAAAACAAGTATATAAACGCATACTTAACACTTGCTATTGATCCATACTCATATGATGATGCTTATGATGGTAGCGATGATTTTTATTTCCCTGATGTTGATGAAATAATAGCTCATGCTAAAAAGTACGGATATGAAGATACTTTGAGAACCATAGATAAAATGGAAGCTGTGCGGACAGCTAGGATAAAAAATTCTGGAGGTAAAGATCCATTAGCAGGTAAAGCTCCAGGTAACTGGATACACAGCTTATCAATGCGAGATCCATTGCAGCATTTAACTAAAAAAGGCAAAATGAATAAATTAGACGTTGATCGTCTTAAAATGAAAATTAAGCAAAATTTAGGAATAAAATAAAAACATCAGAATTCAGAAAACTAATCCGTGAGGAGGTTCAAAAAATTCTGTCGGAATCTGTAATGTCTGATGTTAATTTATTAGCTAAAGAGTCTATTTCTTTCAACGCATTTGCAGTAAACTTCTTTAAAAAATATGGGAATGATTTGGACAAAGGAGAAAAATTGGCTTATATCAAATGGCTTAAAGAAATTTACATGCTCGCCAAAAAAGGCACTTAAAAAGTAATTTGGTAACTACAACTTAGTTACATATATTAAAATAGTTATTTAGTCAAGTATATTCTAGACCGTACTTTATTAAATGATAAATGACAAACAATTATTAACAATTAAACACTATTAAATTATGGCTATCAATCTTGATGCAATCAAAGCAAAACTTAATTCGTTGCAAAACGTAAATTCAAAATCGACTAATTTATGGAAGCCTGAACCCGGGCAACAAATTGTAAGGTTAGTACCTTATCAACATAATCGGGAAAATCCATTTATCGAACTTTATTTCCATTACAATTTTGGAGGAAAAAATATTTTATCTCCTATTTCTTTTGGACGTCCTGACCCAATCGTAGAATTTGCAGAAAAACTTAAATCTTCTGGAAACTCCGACGAATGGAAGCAAGGAAAGAAATTGGAGCCAACAATGCGTTGCTACGTCCCCGTTATTATT